CCCGATTCCGGCCACGATGCCGCCCTGGTCGTCGGCGCGCTTCCCCTTCTGGTTCGCCACGTCCCGCAGCCGGCGCGCCTTCTCCGGCGTCGGCGCGGCCCCCGCGGCGTAGGCGTCCGCCACGCCCACCGCCTGCTTCGCCTCGGTGATGAGCTTCTTGTGCTTCTCCTGCGCGTCGCGGAGGTCGAGCTTGAACTCCTCGAGCACGCGCGGCAGCGACTCGCGCACGCCGGTGGCCATCGCCTCGGGGTCTGTCTCCTTGTTCACGCGCTCCTGGATCTCCTCCCAGGAGAGGGGCGGGTCCAGGCGGATCGCGTCGACCGTCTCCTCGACGATGGCGCCCTGGAACACGCTCGGGCCCGTGCGCTCGACCACCTCCGTGACCTCGACCGTGCGCGCGCCCAGCTCCAGCGTCGGCGCCTCCAGGTCGTACTGGCCCGTCGCCTTCAGGAGCGCGATCCGCTCCGCGTAGGCCGAGAGCACGCGCTCGTACAGGTCGGCCTGATGCGCCGGCTTCAGCATCATCACGCGCCCGCTGGCCTTCTTCGCGAGGCCGGTGATCTTCGGCTCGGGGTCCTTGCCCGGCTTGGCCTTCCAGCCCATTTCGCCCAGGAGGAACATGTCGTGGACGTAGCTGGTGGGCGACTCCTCCAGCACCTCGAACCAGACCCGGTCGCCGTACTTGTTGATGAAGTCGATGGCGTCCGCGGACACCTCCGTCTTGCTCGTCGCGCTCGCCGTGGTGTTGGCGTTCAGGCTCGCGAGCTTCTTCATCAGCACGGCCTTCGGCCGCTGCTCGGCGGGGATCTCCGAGAAGACGAAGAGGTACTCGGGCGGCACGACCTGCCCGGTGCGGTGGACGCGCCCGAGCAACTGCATGAAGTCGTCGATGTTCGGGGGTGCCTGCCCGATCAGCATGACGCGCTTCTTCTGCCCGGCCTCCACGTTCTTCTCGTGCGCGTGCAGCGAGATGCCGGTCGCGCCCGCGCTGTTCACGATGACCACGTCGAGCTCGCCGGACTGGAAGCGGCCGATGACATCCCGCGCGGCCTTGTTGCCCGACGTGCGCCCCTCCAGGAAGGCGCTGCTCGCGTCCTCCATGTTCACCCGCAGCGTGCGGCCGGTGATCTCGTCAACGCTGTGCCCCGCGCGCCGGATGACGGCCCGGATCTGGTCGATCGGGCTCATGCTCATGTTCTCGAAGGGGAGCTGGGCCAGCTTGTCGCGCAAGGCCTCCCACGCGCCGAGGGATTGCTCCTCGCCGATCTGCTTCAGCTCCTCGTCGGTGATGTAGCGGCGCTCGCTGATCTTGCCCTTGTCGTCCTTGATGGAGACGACGCGCAGCCGGCGGAGGTACTGCTCGATCAGGTGCCGGAACGAGTGGTCCGGCATCGGCGACCCGACCTCCAGCGTCGGATCCGCCGACACGACGGTGTCGAGGATGGACCCGAAGGTGTTGTAGCACCCGACCACGCAGGCGTGGCCCGCCTCGATCTCGCGCACCGCAGCCTTGCCGACCTCCTCCGCCTTCATGGCGAAGAGGGCCTGCTCGGTGATGTTGTGCATGATGTTCGCGAAGCCCACCGTGCTGGCGGAGTCGGCGCCCTTCTCGACATCCTTGCCGCCCTCCTCGCCCTCCGACGCGAGGATCACGTCGATGAACGTCTCGCGCGCGCGCTGCATGTGGTTGAGGTCCAGGCGCATGAGGCCCGTGAGCCCCTCGCTGATCTGGTCGGCCTCGCCTTCGCGCATGGGCACGTCCACCGCGCGCTGCACCACGCCCTCGAAGCTGCGCTCGCGCCGCACCATTTGGCCCGACTCGGCCAGCATCCCCGAGATGACCTGTTGCAGCGGCACGCCGCCGTAGCGCAGCGCGGTCGCGATGGCCTCCGCCGGGTCGCTCGAGCCCTCCACCATCAGGGGAAGGTCTGTGGTGACGTAGAGCGAGAGCGCGTGCGGGTTCTTCGCCCAGGTCGCGGACGAGTAGATGGCGCCGCGGGCGTACGGGAGCAGGCCGCGCAGCCACTCGGAGAAGGGCCGCTTCTTGAGCTTGCCCGACTTCATCATGGCCTTCTCGCGGTCGGTCAGCGCGCGCCCCACCGCGTTGTGCGACTCGTCCATGATCCACACCGCGTTCTGGTTCACCGACGCGAGCAGCGCGTGGCGAGGGCCCTCCACGCCGTTCGGCATGTTGAACTGCGGGTAGGCCGTGAAGATCGCGTCGTACTCGCCGGGCAGGCGCCCCGTGTCCGTCGCGTGCGCCAGCGCCGCGTCGTACTGCTTTTGGGGCACCGGGCCCATGGACGCCCACCCGTCCGCGTCCCCCTTCTTCCAGGGGCGCTTCGGGTACGGCACCGAGAAGTTCGAGCGGTGTGTGAAGAGCGGCTTCAGGTCCGCAACGCCCACGTCGTACAGGTCGCGGAACATGTCCGCGAAGAGCTTGGGGTCCCGCGTGACGAAGATCGGGAGCATCCCGCGGCGGCGGACGTAGTCGATCAGCGTGGCGACCACGCGACCCTTGCCGACGCCCGTCTGGTCGCCGAGCACGAGCCCCTTGCCCCGATCGAGGTTGTCCAGCGCGAGCGCGACCGCGTCGACCTGCTCGGCGGCCAGCCGCGAGTACAGGGTCGCGATGTCCTTCCAGCCCAGCTTGGCGAGAACGAAGTCATCGACCGTGCCGTTTTCCTCACGGATGCGGTCCAGCGCCGCCTCCATCGAGGCGCGCAGGTTCGACGGGGCGAGCGTCCCGATCGGCGCCGCGTCTGACGACGGCCGATAGCGCACCTGGAGCTCGTCCTCGTTCAGCTCCTCGGCCAGTCGCTTGGCGGCCACCTCGCGCTCGAGGTCCCGCTGCACGTCCTCCGCCGGCAGGTCCGGCGTGCCGTCCTTCTTCAGGTGGATGGTGCGGTCGCGCACGTCGCGCGCCCACTCCTTCAGGTAGACGAAGAGCGCCTTGACCTGCTCCTTGGAGTAGCCATAGGCGTCCTTCAGATAGCCGACGACGCCCTGGAGGATCTGCGGGAGGTGCGCGCGGCCGAGCCCGTTCTCGTTGGCGTAGCCGGTGACCGCGGCGTCCACCTTCTTGAACTTCTCCTCGTCGAACGCCTCCGGCCGCACGCGCCGCACGGCGAACAGGTCCGCGAGCCCATCGAGGTGGTCCGCGCCCTTGGGCTTCGGTGCGGTCTTCTTCGGCTCCCGACGCTTGGCTGCCTCGATCTCCACCTGGAGCTTCTCCTCGGGAGGGAGTTCGGGGGCGGGGTCGGGGACCGCCTTCCCCCCGAAGGCGTCCTCGGTCGCTTGCTCTATGATGCCTTCCAGGTCGTCGTCAGTCAGCTCCCCTACATCACGGTCAGGTCGAGCCACTCCTCCAGGTCGACCTCCTTCAACGCGCGCCTCGCCTTTCGGCACGCCCTTGGGATCACCGGCCACACCTCGTCGTGCCGGTTCACCCGCGCCCGCACGCTCTCCAGTTGCAGGATCGCTTCCGCGAGCTCGGTCGGACCCAGGTCCAGGAGCAGGCTGCTCGCGAACCCCGGTTCCACCAGGAGCACCTCCACCAGCTCCCTCGCTCGGAGTGTCCCCGCCGAGAGGATCAGGCGCTGAACCCTCTCCTGGAGCCTCAATAGGAACCCACTGGACCCCTCCATCGGCCGTTCGGACGGGACGGATACGGCCTGAAGCGCCGGAGTCCCGCCTCTTGGGCACCAAGCTACGTACTTCATCCCAATCCTCCAGGACCCGGGGGGTCTCGATCATGGGGGTCGGGCGCGCGGCCGGACCCTTCCCGTTGATGACGATGATGTCGATGGGCCACGCGGCGCCCTGCTTCTTGTAGAGCTCGCCCGGAATCGTGAAGTGGTCGACGACGTTCCAGGCGCCGTAGAGCGCGCGGAAGAACCGCAGCGCGTCCCCCTTGCGGTAGTGGCTGTCCCGGACCTCCTTGCGGAGCTTCTCGTCCGTCGTCATCGCGTGCGGCGCGCCGATGATCAGCACCGCGCGGCCGTCGTCCTTCAGGACGCTCAGGGCCTTGGCGACGATGGCGTGGTCGACCTTCTGCGTCTCGAACTCGCGCCCACCGATCTCGACGGTGTACGTGGTCTTCCTGAGGTCTTTGTCGAGCACCGAGCCGAACGGCGGGTTCGCCAGGATCACGTCGAACTCAGCGTCCGGCGCCCACTCCGTTGCGTCGTTGGTCGTGACCGAGCCGGGGAACTGGCCGTACAGGTAGGCGGCGCGGCGCTCCTCGATCTCGTTGGCCGCGATGAGGCCGAGGTAGCCGCCCGCCTCCATCAGCATGGCCCCATTGCCTGCGGTCGGCTCGTAGATCGCATCCCTGCTGGACCGGTAGTGGGCCAGCCGGGACGCGAGCCACGCCAGGGGGATCGGGGTGCTGAACTGCTGGAGACGCTGAGAGGTGCTCGTGCGGACCGTGCGCGCCGGCAGCGCCTTGTAGAGCGCCAGGAGGTCGTTCCACTTGTCGTGGTCGCTCTTGGACGACTCGGCGATCTCCCGCGCGCGCGCCACGGCCGCGGCCTCGAGCGCCTCCTCGACGCGGAACTCCTCCGCCGCCGAGAGCTTGTGACCGATGAGCTTCTCCGCCCACTTCATCAGGATGCGGCGCGTCCGCACCGCGTAGCCGTCCGCCTTCCGCAGCTCGTGCGTCAGTCGATGGATGAGCTCCGAGTACGTGATCTTCCCCTGCCGCTCGTCCAGGGCCGCGGTCGGGACGTGCGGGATCGGGGCGATCTCGGCTTTGCTGTCGAGGTGCAGCTTGATCGTGACCTCCCCCTCCTTGATCCTCTCGTCCGCCTTGCGGAGCTCGGGCGTGGGCGGGGCGACGTTCTCCTCGTCCGCCTTCACCTGGGCGTCGGTCTTGGGCTTGGCCTTCTTCCGGCGCCGGATGGGCGCGGCCTTCTTCGGCGATGCCGACTTTCCCTGATCTTTCTGTCCGCCCTTGGGCTTCTTGGCGGCAGGGGCCTTCGGAGGGGGTGCCCCCGCAGGCATCTCGAGCGTCCCCGGGAGGAGCTGGATTGGCTCCCCAGGCTCTTCGGCCTGGGCTGCCGGGCCACTCGGCAGAAGCCCCGCGGGGCCCGCCGGGGCGCCGAGCTGGAACTTCGGGGGCACCCCCCGCCTCTCCGAGGGAGCCGTGAACCCCAGGGCGGTGTCCAGCGCGTCCCGCAGGAGCAGGGCGGCCTGGGCGTCGTCCTTGGTCAGCGTCCCCCGCTCCTCGCCCAGGAGGGCCGTGAGCGCGTCCAGGCGCTTCTCCTGGGTCGTGCGGAGCTTGGCGCCCATGCGGCCGAGCCCCTCCTTCATCCAGTCGGTCAGCCGCTGCGCGAGCGAGCGCCGATTCTGCACGAGCTGGATCAGCGCGCGCCGGCCCTCCGGGGCCTCCGTGAGCCGCAGGAGCCCCGCGCGCGTCTGCGCGTAGTTGGTGATGGCCTCCTCGCCGGCGAGCTCCTCCGGCATCTCCTTGCCGAACTCGCTCCGGTAGCGCATCCGGAAGTCCTGGAGCGCCGTCGCGAGCCCGCCGGGGACCACCTCGCCGAGGAACTCGGTCAGCTCCGCGAACACCGCCGGCTGCTTCTTGGCGAGGTCGTGCAGGCTCTCGTGGACGAGAACCTCGTGGAAGTCCTCCCCGCTGTTCACGTCGAGCGCGACCAGCCCCTCGCGCAGGAGCTTGGCCGAGCCCTTCAGTTGGTGCGTGTCCGGCGTCTCCTCGCCCTCCACCGCCTCCGGGACGCCCTCGACCCACATAACGTCGAGCCCGCGCGCGGCGGCGCGCTCCATGCTGCCCTCGGCCTGGGGCGTCTTCGGCTGCGCGGTCTGCCGCACCTGGACGCCCTCCTGGGCGCTCCACCGCTCGAGCGCCGTGTTCGTCTCCCCGATGATCTGGGGCATGGACGCCTCGGGCTTCTGTTCCGTCGCCGCGCCCGCGAGCTGGTTGGGCCGCTCAAGGTTCCCCGGGACCTGGAAGGCCGTCTGCATCGCCGCGCCACCCGCGGTCGGGATCGAGAAGGCCAGGAGCTCCCCGACCATCTGCTCCATCTCCGGGATGACGGTCTCGATCGCGAACGGCTCCACGCCGGTCAGCGCGCGCGCCGCGCCGCCGGCCCGCTCCTCCAGGAACTCACCGATGGGGCCGTGCCAGCCGGTCGCCCCGGCGACCTTGGAGACGAACTCCGAGATGGGCGTGGACGGGTGCGCCTTGCGCCACGCCTTCACCACGGCCACCTGGAGCGCGTTCAGCGGCGCGATGGCGCCCAGGAGCGCACCGCCCGCGCGCTCCGAGCCGAACTCGATGACCACGTCCAGGACGCCCACGGGGAGCGCCTCGGCCACGCTCTTGACGCCAGCGTTCATCACCAGGGTGAGCTGGCCCGCCTCGTCCTCGCTGAGGGCCATCTCGGGGAGCATCTCCCGAAGGGTGGATGCCTGGATCATGCCGCCGCCGAAGGGCTGCTGGATCAGCTCGGCCGCGGCTGCCTGGAGCACCGAATTGCCGACGAACTTGGCCCCGGTCTTCGCCGCGCGCCCCGCGGCGTACTTGCCGAGCTCCGAGAGCCCGAGCTTGACGGCGGCCTTCTGGAGGGACGCCTGGACGGCTTCGCTCGAGATCCTCCTGAGCCCCTCCTTGCCCAGGGTCACCAGCCCGCCCGACGTGACGAACTCGACCGCGAAGCCGGGCAGGTCTGTGGCGATGGCCCCGAGCCAGTAGTCCCACGCCTTTTCGCGCTGCGGGGCCAGGGAGGCGAAGATCAGGTCCTCGTCCTCCTTGGTCTGGATCCCGTTCTGGAGCCGCAGGGTGGCGGCAACGACCTCCGCGGCGTCCTTGGTTCGCATCCCCGCACCGAACCACGGTGCTTTACGCATGGGGGCGTCCCACGCCTCCTGGAGGGCCTCGCCGAGGTGCATCGGCTCCGATGCCTCCGCCTCGGCCTCCTCGGTGCCGCGTGCACGAGCGCGCTGCACCGTGCCGAGGTACGCCGCCCGCTTCTGGTCCTCGGGGGCCTGAGCGGCATCGCCCGCCCCCTGGGGCCCCTCGACGCCGCGTGCACGGCGCACGGTCTCGAGCAGGGCTGCCTTGCGTTCGTCGGGGGCGGTCACTGGTAGCGCCCGTAGGTGCGGGTCTGACCGCCGCGCGCGCGCTTCCGCGGCTTGCCTTCCGGCTTCTCCTCCTCCTCGGTCGGGCCCATGATCCCCTTGAGGTAGTTGGAGTGCCAGTCGTCGCCCATCTCCTGCTGGAGCCTCTTCACCCCGCGGCCCATCCGCTCCGCGCCGCGCTGCATCCCGTCAGCCGCCTGCCGGAGCCCGCTGCCCTTGGCCTCCGCTCGCGCGAACGCCTCCTGCTGGCCGGGGGGGAGCTTCAGGAACTCGGCCAGCTTGCGCGCCAAGATCGGATCGTCCGGGTCGAGCCCCATCTCCGCCATCGCGTCGGCGATAGCCTCGTCGTCGCCGGCCTGGGACGCCTTGCCGATCTTCTGCCACATGGCGCCCACGGCCTTGCGGTCCTCCTCGTTGGCAAAGGCCGTGACCGCGTCGTAGCTCTTGCCGCCGACGCCGGAGTCCGGGGGCGGACCATCGGCGCCCCCCTCGGGGCCGCCCTCGCCGGGGCGGATGACGTTGAGCCCGCCGCCGGCCTCCGCCGACCCGGGCGCGCCGCTGCGCTTCTTCGCCATCCCATCCGAGAGCTGGTCGACGAGGTCCTGCTTGATCTTCTCGATGTGGTCGTTGTAGACCTGCGGGTCGACCCCGGAGAGCATCCGCGCCTCCTGGTCGGTGAGCTTCCCGCTCATCCAGCCGTTGATGATGTTCTCCTGGAACTTCGCGCGCTGGTTGTCCTCGCCGAGACCGTTCTCCGCGGTCATGGCCTTGTCCCAGGCTGTGTGCAGGGTCGCCGCCGTCGCCGCGCGCTCGCGCTGGTCGAAGTTCTGGGCGAGCTGCGCCTCCTGGACCTCGGCGAGCTTGGCGAAGGCCTCCTCCGCGCTGATGGCGCCCGCGTCGAGCTGCTCGAGGATCGGGTCGAGCATCTCCTGCTGGACGGCTGCGCCGCCCATCGCCTCGTCGCCCAGGAGCCGCTCGGCGTACTGAAACGCCTTCTGCTTCATCGCCTGCTGCTTGGCGGCCTCCTCCTCGGCCTGGAGAACGCGCATCGCCATCGAGCGGTCCTCCGGCCCCATCCGCTGAAGTACCTCGACGGTCTCCGGGTCGTCGAGCATCTTCGGGTAGTCGCGGCCCGGCTCCGTCCACTGGCTCGGCGTGGTGAGCTCGCTCGGGTCGCTGACGCGCGGCGGCCCAGGCGCTGCACCGTCCGGCGCCTTGCCCAGCGCCATGTTCGAGGCGCGCATCGAGTCCCACTGGCGTGCAGCCTCCTCCTCGGCCTGACGCTGTTGGAGGCGCTGCTGCGCCACCTTCGCGTTCTGCTTCGCGAGCCCGGTCTCGACCTTGAGCAGGTCCGTCCTGGCCTGGAGGTTGTCCGCCTGCTTCCCCGAGACGTAGAGCCCCATGAGGGAGGAGGTGATCTGCTCGAACGTGTCGAGCCCAGTCGCGATGGCAACCCCGTTCGGGTTGTGGAGGGGGTTCAGGCCGGTCCCTCGACCGTAGCTGTAGCCGCCGTACTCTTTGATGCGCGGCATGGTTAGAACCCGACCTGACCGTGGGACTGCGGGATGCCTTGCGGGTAGCCGTTGTACGTCTCGCCGAGCGAGTGGTTCCCGTAGGCGTCACGAAGCTGCTGCTGGTAGACGCTCGACGCGCTGTTCTGGAGCTGCCACTCGTTGAAGGTCCCGTACTGGCCGGGGCCTTCCGGACCCGTCTGCGCGGCCGCGAGGCCCAGGGACGGGTCGAGCTGCGACAGGAAGTTGTTGACCTGCTCTGGGCTCGGGCTCTGGGAGAGGCCCACGTTCAGCATCATCTCGGCCATGTACGTCATCGTGTCGGCCCTCGTCACCTCGAACTGGGCACGGTTCGCCTTGCTCTGCGCCAGCGCGTGCCCGCGACCCACCGAGAGCTGCGAGCGCATCTGGGCGACCTGCTCGTCGACCTGGGCGAGCCCTTCATTCGTCACCTCGGCGTTGGCGTTCCGGGACTGACCCATCAGGGTGCTCGACCCCAGCCCGCGCGCGGCGAGGTCCGCGTCGGCGTTGTTGTTCGCCTGGGTCTCGCGGCGCAGGAGGCGGCGGCGCGCGGACTGCCCCACACCGGCAACGGACGCCTGGGCTTCCGCGTAGCCCTGCATCACGCCCCGCTCGCCCTGCTTCAGGAGCCGGCCGGCCTTGTCGAGTCCGGGAACGACGTGGCTTCGGGTGTTCTGCTGAACCACCCCGATGCCCCACTCCATCTGCTTGTCGGTGACGGTCTGCTGCCGCTCCACCGCCTTCTTGGCTTGGTTGGCCTGGATCGCTCCACCAACGCCGCCAATGATCGCTGACCCGAGCAGGGCTGCGCCGGTTCCGATCGCCATGTCAGAGCTCCTTCTGGTAGGAGACCTCTGCGGCCTCGTAGCCGAGCCGGCGGTAGACGCGCGCGAGGCGCTCCCCCGACTCGTTGTAGAGCGCGCTCACTGTGAGGGTCGTGGCACCCTCGCTCCTCGCCTTGTCCTCCGCCCAATGCAGAAGGTCCATCGCGCCCACGGCGAAGGGCAGGACGAACCAGAACGCCTCTTGCGCGCCGAGCTCGCCGCTCGAGAGGTCGGTGTGCATCAGGATCCCGATGCAGCCGACGTAGGACCCGTCCGGCCCCACCAGCACGCAGACGTGCGCGTGGCCGTTCTCCACCAGCCCGGTCCACACGTCGACCCAGTGGTCCGGGTCGAGGGGCCGCGGAATGGGGTGGTCGCGATGGAAGGCAATCGCGAGGTGCAGCATCGCCTGGATGCCGGCGCGCGTCGTGATCCGCTCTGTGTGGAGTGTGGCCGTCATGGACGCAGGACCCCGTCGTCGGTGAGGAGCTGGAGGAGTTCGTTCAGCTTGGCCTCGGCGCGCGTCGTCGGCGCGGGGATCTTCTGGACCGCCCGCGAGAGCAGGACACGCTGCTTCCCCGTCTCATCGTAGCTGAGGGGCCCGCCCTGGGTGGCGTCGGCCGCCAGCTTCGCCGCCGCGTTGCGGCGCGCGCGCGGGTCTCGAGCCCCGAGCCCCGTGGATAGGTGCCCGCGGCCCTGGGGTGCGCCCCGGCTCATCCGCGCACCGAGCGTCTTCCAGCGGAGGTGGCCATGAGAGCTAGACTCTCCAGGCTCCACCCCTCCGTCAAGGCTCCGTTTCGGACCCGGAGCCACACCTCCGACCCCTTGGCGTGGAACCCGAGGGCTCCCTGGTAGCCGGCCGGGGCCTCCAGGCGCGCCGCGGGCTGCTCGAGGAAGTCGGGCACGTCGTTGGTCATTACCTCGATCCAGGCCCTGCTCTGGTCGCTCGCGAGCACCGCCTCCAGCTTCGAGAACCGCACGTCGCCGGCCATCCCCGTGGGGATCAGCGGCCCGATCAGGGCTCGGGAGTCGATCGCGACCCCGTCGTCGTTGGTCGCGGTCAGGTCCACGTACCGGAGGAACCCGTCCTGGCACCCGATGACCGTGACCCGGTCGTCCGGGGCGTCCCCGTCGAACTCGGAGCAGCTCCAGGGCTGGAGGTGGTCCCCGTCGAGCTCGTCCTCGAACCAGCCGCCATTCTTCGCGTCGAAGAAGTAGTGCGTCACCGGGACCCCGCCGACCGTCTTCGGGACCAGGAAGAGGTGGATTCCCTCCTGCTCGCGGCTCCAGACGAGGCGCACGTCGTAGACCCGGAGGTCGAGGTCGCGCAGCCGGCGCTCGATCGAGTGCAGGGACAGGCGCTCGACGTTGCCCCCGGACCCGAAGCGGTAGAGCCCACCCTGGGCCGCGAAGGCGTAGACGTTGCCGAAGGGGTCCTTCGTCCAGGGGGTGCCGAACGCCAGCCCCACCTTGTCCGTCAGGAGGTCGAGTTGGCCCCCGAGCCCCGGGTCACCCGTCAGCCTGGAGACCGTCGAGTCGCCCCCGATCAGGAGCAGGTCGTCCGACGCCGGGATGAGCGCGTTGATGAGGTCGTGCTTGCGGAAGTCCGTCGTGCCGCCCAGGCCGGCACCGGAGATCGCCGCGAGCGGGTTCGCCGGGTACGGGTTCGTGTTCCAGTCGAAGGCGTCCCCGCGCCGGCCCATGTGGACGTTGCTCGGGTCGTCCTCCGTCCGGGCGAGCACGATGCGCTGGTTCCACACCACGCCCAGCTTCGCGCCCGGCGGGATCACCCCCGAGCTCGTGCTCTTCCAGTCGCGCACGCCCAGGTCCGCGCGCCGCGGGTCGTAGTAGGCGTACCGCTGCCCGTCGAACATGAAGAGCTGCTGGTTGAACGTGAGGAGCCGCGTCCACGGGCTGTCCTTCTGGAGCGCGCGCTCGCCACCCTCGACCAGCGCCGGCGCCCCGAGGCGCTCGACCCGGTAGAGGCTCCCGTCCGCCACGGCGTAGTACCCCACGTCGCGCGGGCTCGCGTCCTGCGCGATGACCTGCTCGAAGTTCATGTAGCGGTAGGACCGCTGGGCCGTGTCGTCGGCCGGAGGGAACAGCGTCCAGACCGACGTGACCCGGGGCCAGATGGACAGGAAGGCGTGCTCCGGGTTCCCCCTGTGGTCCTCGTTCGGATAGTAGGGCTGGGTCGGGGGGAAGGCCACGCCTGTGACGATGCCGCGGTCATTCGGGGAGAGGTAGGAGCCGAAGTCCATCGCGAGGAGCTCGGACCCGTCCTCCGCCGACCTCCGCTCGAGCGCGTTGTTGCGGCCCTCCACTGTCTCGCCCAGCGTCACCGTCGAACCGTCGATGACGACGCCGCCCGTTGTGGCGGATGTGTCCAACTCGATGCCGTTGCCGACCGCCGAGCGGAACCGGCCGATCAGGAGCTTCTGGTCGAGCGACCCGTCCGGGGCGTTCAGACAGCGCGCGTCGGGGTGAGCCACGGTCGCGGCGCAGTAGAGCACGCCCTCGCCCGACTCCCACCCGTTGATGGCGAACTGAAGTGCCGCAATCGACGCCTCCTCGTCGGCACCGATCAGCACGTCGTAGGCCGAGCAGCCAGCGAGGGTGTTCCGCCATCGGTACGTGGTGTCGGTCCCGTCCAGGTTGGAGATAACGAGCGTGTCGTTGTGGAACGGCTGCGTGCTGAGGCGGAAGCTCAGTTTCGGATACCCGTTCGAGCGCGCCCACCAGATTTCCCCGGCCGCGTCGACCGCCAGCCGGTCGTGATCCGAGACGAGGTCGAGGTCCCCATCGTCGAACTGCCACGTCCCGTCGCCGGTTGGGTCCACCTCCGTGGTCTTGTCGAGCATCTTGCGGAGGGTGTATTGCTCCGTGGGGGAGTGCAGGCCGACGGTGTAGACGGCGTCCTCCTCGTCCGCGATCACGTCGCGCCCCATGCCTCCGCCGGTCGTCGCCCACGCCAGCGCGCCGCCGGGCCCGTACCGCGCCGTGATTGCGTCGACCGAGCCAAGAGCGAGCTCGTCGGTGTTCTGCGAGAGCGGGCCGCCGATGCCCGTAGGGACGAAGCTGCGCGAGAAGGGGTGCGCGTTCTGGAGCGAGCCCGAGACGCCCGGCGTGCCCTCGAACTTGAGGATGTTCGCGCACCCGTGCTTGTGGCAGAGCCAGCCCTCGATCTGCTCGATCTCGCTCGCCGCCATCGTGTACGCGACGGGGTCTGCGCCGTAGTTCTCCGCGCTCATGTCGGACCACTGGTGCGTGGCCCCGATCGCCGGGATGTTGCCGCTCGTCGTCGGCCCGAGCGTGCCCGTGTACTGTGTCGGGCGCTCGTTGGGGTAGTCCTCGTCGGTCGTGCCGCCCAGCACCGTGAGGATGGCGTGGATGGTTCCGGTGAAGGATGCGAAGTCGGTCCCCTGGAACTCCTGCCGCGCGCAGAGGTCTGTCGCGGGGTTCGGGATCGGGCCCCGATAGGGTGCCCCCATCAAGGTGGCCGAGGCGTAGCCCGTGGCGTCGGCGCGCAGCATGTCGAACTTGTCGATGTAGTACCCGTTCACCCGCAGGAAGGATCGCTGCGAGTCGGGGTTGACCCCGCCGCCCGCGGAGAAGTACGTCCCTGCGTGCTGGAAGACGACGAGCGCGAGGTTCTGCTCGTTGTCCAACGACGAGTCCGGGTCCCCCGTGATGGCGAGGTCCTCCATATCGGCGGTCGCGATCTTGCCGTTCCCGTTGACGGCCGAGCCGGTCGCCCGGTCTGTGTACCAAGTCAGCTTGCCGTTGGCGCCCTCGTTTGTCTGGGACGGGTAGACCGTGTCGCCGTCCGCGTTGGCGAAGAGCCCGAACCGGACGCCGTCCTCCGCCGACTGCGAGAGGATGCACGACGCCTTGGTGGTGCGGCCGAACGACACGAGCATGAACGTCGTGTAGACGCTGCGCGGCGTGCCGGGCATGACCGCCGCCTGTGTGATCGCGCGGCCCTCCTTGTTCGGGAAGCCGTCCCCGTCTGTGTCCTGCTTCCCGTTTGTGTCCCAGTTGGCATTGGAGCGCAGCGCCTCGCCGGGCCTCTCCTGCGGCGGGGGGGGCGGGTCGGTGACCGCGAAGTGGCTCCCGTTGAAGTAGAGCGCCTTCTCGGGCCCGATCTGCGCGACGTGGGGCGCGTCCCGGTCGACGGTGTTGGTCCAGTCGGCCCACGCGATCCGCGTGACTGTGTCGAAGGGAGGGTAGAAGCTGTACTCGCCGTTCGGGCGGTGCCAGCCCCACGGCCCAAGGAAGGGGTTGTCCTCGTCCACCGTGGTGGCGAGGTAGCGGTGGTCGAACAAGCCCGGCGCGAGATCGCCCGGCGCCCCGAGGCCGTATGTCGGGTCGAACCACGCATGGAGGCGCGTCGCCGAGATGTAGCCCGATTGCCCCTCGAGCTCGTGCGGGCTCCAGGCGACCGCGGGGACTGTCCAGCCGCCGCCGCCGTTCCACTGGCCGCGCTGCGCGTTCGCAGGCGAGGTCACGAGCACGGCGCCGCTGGGCGCCCGTGCGATGGCGCCGATCGGGTGGGGGGCGCTGCGCGCGAAGACCTCGACCGGCAGGGAGGTGTTGATGCCCGTCCAGCCACGCAAGACTGTCTGGTCAATGCCGCCGACCGGCTCCACCGCGGCGTAGACCTCCGTCCCGTACTGGGCTGTGAAGTCGCGCAGGTAGCCGCCGGCCGAGAGCGACCACGAGAAGGCATAGCGGTGCTCGTCCGCGTCCTCCAGGCGCATCCGGTAGATGTGGCCCTGGCGCGCGACCATCGACCTCGACGCGACGAAGAGCGCCCGGGTGAGCGGGTCGATGAAGAGGCGCCGCACCGGCTCCTCGTTGTCCACGTAGGGCGGGGTGATGCGCGCGAGCTCCTCCCCGTCCGCGTTCCGCTTGATGACGGTGCCGGTCTGCCCGAGGAAGTACACGTCCCCCTCGCGATCCGTCGCGACCGCGAGGCAGACGGACGCCGCCGAGTCGACGAACGCCCAGTCGCCAGGACCCGCCACCCCGCTCTCCTGCGGAGTCCACAACCGCTTCGGGAGGTCCACCGAGACCTGCCCGAGCGCCGTGACGGGCTTGCCGCCAGCGAGCGCCTCCGTGGTGAAGGGGGACCAGCCCGCGCGCTGAGAGAGCCGCGTGCGCCCGGAGACGGGATCTGTGGCCCGGACGTTGACCAGCTCGCTCGAAGTGCCCGGCTGTTGCTTGCCGGCGGGCAGGTCGTCGCTCAGGCCAAGGATCGGGGGCGGGAGCTCCAGGCGCGTCGAGGTCATGAGCTCGTCGGGTCAGCGACCGGGTAGTCGTAGTTGCGGACCAGGGGGATGGACTGCGCCGCGCCGCCGTCGAGCTCGCCGACCGTCGCCACAACGCGACCGTCGCGGTCCTGGGCGTCCAGGAAGAGCTGCGAGCCCACGATGGACTGGTAGCGCACCTCGATGGCGGCCTCGTCCTCTTCCTCCCACCCCTTCGCGGTCGCGCGCAGGATGCGCCGGAAGAGCGGGATCAGCCACTCCGGGATCGGGATGACGGTCTGGTCGGCGTGCTCGAGCGCGGTGGTGCCGAGTCGTGTCCACCCGGCCCGGTACTCGATCGAGATAGCGCCCTCGTCCGTCGTCGTCGCCGGGGTCGGCCAGAGCTCCAGGCGCGGCGTCGGGACCCCGTCGTCGTTGTTCTGGTACGTCACCCAGGCGTAATACTGGTAGCTCGTCACGTCGATCTGGGACGTGCGAAGCGCCATGCCTGTCGCCGGGTCGACGATGTTGAAGGCGTTGACGAGCGCCTCCTTGTGCTCCGCCGAGATCAGCTCGTCGAAGTCGGTCGGCAGCTCGAGCGTGGACTGGTCGGTGACGAACGGGAGGTCAACCCGCGGTCGGTGCAGCCATTGCCACGAATGACTGTTCACGAGCAACTGGCCCGCGTCGTTCAGGATGCCCACACCGGACAGTCGCGCGTCCAGGGAACGCATCCCCAGCGCGGCCATGATCGTGTCCAGCCCTTCGGCGACTGTCATCGGCATCGTTCATCTCCAGGAGGGAAGGGACCCCCCACCCGAGGCAGGGCGGGCAGGGGGTCGATACTCCACGCCGGTCAGGCGCGGTGCGCGCTTACTCGATGCCGAAGCCCGAGTAGCCGTCGAAGAGGATCTCGGCCTCGACCGGGGTGTCCGCAACCAGGGTAGCGGTCACGTTCTTCAGCCGGCCAATCACCTTGTTCCCGGTGACGGGGGTGCCGCCTTCCAGGTAGGTCTTCGTGCCGGTGCTGACGGTCAGGTTGTCCCCGATCGCCAGGGCCGTGGTGCCAAGGACACGCCCAACGAGGGCGTTCTTGATCTCACCACGCAACATGACCGGCACGTCCGCGCCGATCGCGCAGGCGGCCAACGTGACGACGTAGATGCCGGAGTTGCCCTGAGCCGGCAGCGCGGGGCTGGCGATGTACAGGCCGCTATTGGGGTCGCTGGTCTTGTTGTTGGTCGCGTCCGAGCTGTTGTTGAGGATGTCGAGGATCAGGAGGGTCCCTCGCGCGAGAGCGGCTCCGGTGCCGTTCTTGGCGATGAACTGATCCGGGAGAGGTCCGCCCCACCCGTGGGGGGGCGCAACGCCGATGCTCATGGTCGTTGGTCCTTTGGGTTCTTGGTGTTGTGGTGGGTGGGCGGCCGATCAGACGGTGATCGGGATGTCGGCGGACGGGTAGACGCACCCGAGCCGACGACGAGACCTGACGCAGTTGTTGTGCCAGATGTCGACGGGGCAGATGTGGTTCCACGGCTGGTTGGACGGCGAGAACGGGCGCTTCTTGAAGAAGTACCGTTCGCGGTGGATCGCCTTCAGCAGGTAGCGCGGGTTCCAGAACTGGTACCGCGGGCCCTGGTTGGTGGTGCCGCCAACGTCGTCCTCTGTGGACAGCGTGCTGCCGGCGCCGGTCGGGTAGACCGCCGCCGAGTCGAGCTCGCTGATGTAGAGCATCTGCACGCCCTTGTAGGACGCGCTCGGGTACGCGGGGTCCTGGCCCTTCCAGCGGAAGTGGTCCTGGTTGACGCGGAGGCTGTTCTCGTAGATCGAGATGCCGTTGTTGCTCGCCGTGATGAACGCGGGCGCCGAGGTCGGCTCCGAGAACTCCGGCTTGTACGGCATCCGCTCGAAGCGGAGCTGCCGGTAGAGGCGATCGAACGCCTCGAAGAGGTGCCGGTTCGTCGCCGCGGACTGGAGCCCGACATCGCCGTAGTCGATTCGCTGGTTGTCCCAGCGCGGGTAGCGCAGGGGCGAGAGCCCCTGGACGGTGTTCGGCCCGCCGTTGGCGTTCCGGTAGCTCGGGAAGAGCCCGTCACCGTCGGTCGCGTCGGTGAACTCGTTGTTGAAGAGGAACAGGGAGTTCGGCTCGAGGCCGTCCGTCTCCTCCATCTCGTCCGGGTCCGGGACGGCCCAGCATTGCTCTTCCAGGCCGTTTGTGAAGGAAGTCCAGAGGTTCATCTCCAGCTTCTTCTTCATGTCCTTGTACTTGCGGAAGAGCGCCGCTTCGGACATGTCGCCGCTGTTCAGCATGATCTCCTGGTCGGTCCAGGACATGTGATCCATGCTGAACCGCCACGGGATCGACCAACGCGAGAGCACCTGGGGGTTCGTCCAGTTGTGCCGCGCGTTGGGCTTGTAGCTCTTGAAGTTGCGAACCTCCTGGAGGAAGAGCTCGTCCTTGATGGATTCGCCTCCCTGGAGCATCTCGCTCATCGAACTCCCCGAAAGCAGGTGCTTCAGGAACGGGGAGTTCTTGGTCGCGTCGTTGATGACGCTCTCGGGGCCGGTCAGGTTGGCCGGTCCGGTAGCCAATACGAAGTCGTCGAAGACTTCGAGGGCTGCTCCGCCACTCATGGTTGCCTCTCCTGTGTGGAGGGGCCTACCCCGTCAGGATCACCCGACGAGGCCAGCGGCGCGTAGACCTTCGGTGTGGGACCCGGTCTTCATCCGGGCGGCGAGGTAGGCCGAGTCCTGCTCGTCCTGGCTCTTGAATTGAGCCTTCTTCTCGCCTTGATCCACAACTCCGGTCACGGGGGATCCCGCGCGCCGCCTTGCGTCTTTCGCTTTCTTGACGGCGGAGTCTGCGATCTCTTGCCCGTACAGGATGTGCGCCGCGGTCTCCATGAGACTCGTTGCGCGATCCACGGGGGAGTCGCCTGCTGCGAACGGGACGTGCCGGGCCAGCTCGGGGAGCTTGGCGCGGACGGCGGCCCACTTCTCCGCGTCCTTGAGCACCGGGAACCGCTCCCGGAGCTCACTCCGAGCCATGTCGATCGCGAGCCCTTCGAGGAACGCATCGCGCGGAGCCAGCTCCGCCTCGACCGCTCTCGAGAGAGCCTTGAACGACTGACTCAGGTGGCCGGCGAATTCGGTCCCGTAGTCCTCCTCGAAGGGTTTGGTGAGCTCGTCGAGGTTGACCATGCGCGGGTCGTCCGATTGCTCGGGTTCGGCCGCTTGCGCTTGGCTCTCTCCGGCCTCGCCTTCCTTCTCGGTGGGGGGGGCCTTCGCCAGCTTGTTCCCCAGGCGGTCTTGATCCGCCTGCTGCGCCGCGAGCGGGAGACCCATCTCCACGATCTCCTCGGCGGTGAGCTTCTCCAGGAGCTTCTTCCCGGCGCCCGCCGGCAGCCGCTCGAGCGCCTTGCGCGCCTTCGCGTACTCCGCGGTCGCTTCCAGGCCGGTCGGAGCCTTCTCCTCGGCCTTGGCCGCCTTGCCGTCCGGGCCGGCGCCCTCCTCCTCCCCGAGCGCGAGAGTCTCGCTGCCCGGCTTCGCGGTGCCGCTCTCCGCGGCCTCGCGCGCCAGGGCCTCGCTCTCGGCCGCGCTCTTGCCCCCCAGGCGCTCCCGGAGGAACGTGTCCTCGTCGACCCCGTTCGGCGTGAAGGGGCCGCTGGAGGCGTGCTCGGGGATGCCCTCTGCGGGGGGCTGGAAGGTGGACGCCTGCTCCGTCTCGCTCTGAACCATGATTCCCAACTATCGACGGGGGGGGTCCCCGTCAAGAGGGGTCCCAGACCAGCCCCTCGCTCGCGTTACGTTTCGCGAACTCGGCGGCGTCCTTCCTCCTCTCGAAGCGGGGCGTCCCGTCCGGGGCGTAGGCCGGCGCGCCCTCCATGTTGGGGGGCAGGGTAATGGCCGTCAGAGGCTCGAACGCGGGCTGCACGGTGCCCGCGAGCTCGGAGGGGACCCGTGTGCAGGTCTCCCCGTCGATCTCCAGGGTCTCCCCGCAGGCCGGGGCGTCGTCCCAGAGCATCGCGCGGTCGATCCGCTCCCCGTTGGGCCTCTCGAACTCGTAGGTGGGCATCAGAGCCTCCCAGGCGCTCCTGCGCCGGTCGTGCGTTGTGCGGCGCCCGCGCCGCTCTGGTTGCCCTCGAAGCCCGACGTGGGCGCCGAGGGGGTCGTGCCCAGGCCCGGGAGCTGCGCCCCGATGCCGGACTGCGCCTTCACCGAGCTCGACGCGCCGCCCGCGTCCCCGGTGCTGCCCGAGTCCTTCCAGAGCCGGGGCTGGTCCTTCGCGTCCGTCTGCATCGCCGCGCCCTGCGCGATGGCGGCCTCGACATCGACCATGTCCGACATCCGGGTCTCGTTCAGCGCGTCCCCGAGGAAGTCGAACACGAGCCCCCAGTCGATCCAGGGCATCATCGGCATCGCCTGCCCGTAGGCCACGACGCGGTCCACCACCTCGATCGAGCGGCGGAGGTGCTCGCCCTGGTTCGTCCGCTCGAGCGAGTACGGCTCGATCTCCAGCTCCAAGTCCTCGAAGGTGCCCTCGCTCTCCGGGTCCTGGTTCCCGCCGACGAAGAGCGGGTCCTCCATGTTCAGGTCGTCCGCGGCCTCCTCCCCGAGGGGGAAGACGATCCGGTCGTCGTGGAACATGTACCACGCGACCTTCTTGCAGATCTCGACCACGCCCCCGGTGAAACGCTGCTTCACGAAGGCGCTCCGCGTGCTCGTCGCCTCGTCCACGATCGAGTGCTCGGTCGCGGTGCCCTTGCCCGTGACGTTGCCCTGCTGCGCGTCGTCCATGCCCGACACGCGCTGGAGCCGGTCGTGCAGGAAGGCATACGCTTCCGTCTGCTCGCGCGTGGCGCCACCGATGACCGCCTCGGCGTACTTCTGCTTCTCGAAGCCCGGGATGCCGACGAAGAAGTCGTGCTTGGCCTTCTTGATCTTCATGGCCGTCTTCGTGTCCCGCTCGTCGTACAGGATCACACGCTTGTGGTGCTCCGCCGACCGCGACCACGCACGCGCGTGACGGTTGAGCTCGCGCGTCTGCCCCTCGATCGCGACGAGCGGGGACAGCGGGTAGAGCTTGTCCGGGAGCTGGTAGGCGCCCTGGATGATGTACGGACCGGAGGGCGGGCCGTAGAAGGGCCGAGGCTTCCGCACGAAGGCGCCCTTGCCCGTCTCGCCGTCGTTCCCGCCCCCGTGGCCGATCGTCACGATCGTGCCGTGGTAGCCCTCCTCCGCGCCCGGAGAGTCCGGCAGCTCGAGCTCCGCGATCCAGAGGTCCTTGAGCTTCACGCGCTCCCGGTCGGGGTTGTGCGGCTGCTGGTCCGAGCCGTAGGCCTCCGCCCCGAACCGTTGGTCGGTGAGCGAGTCCTCGCCCGGCGAGAGGTTCTTGATCTCCTTCATGTTCCAGCCCTCGTCGGGCTTGGCGCGCGCGCGGAGGATCAGGTCTTCGTGGTCGCACTCCCACTCGTGGCCGATGATGCGCGCCTCGCGCGGGTGGCGTGCCTGCGCGTCGAGCAGGAGCTGGCCCGGCGGGATGCGGTAGACGCTCGGCCACATCACGCTGGAGTCGCCGAACTCGGGGATGCCCGCCTTGTCGAACAGGT